AATCGGCGGAACTATTCGTAGAGGAAATTTTGTCAATGGAACATACACCAACGATAACAACGAATCTATTACAAAAATTTTCAGTTTTTTAGAAGACTACACTCCAACAAGTGGCACAATAGAAAGTGCCGATGTTTATGAGGGTACTATAATAAGTTTGACATATGTTTATGATTCTAGAGCAAGAGAAAAGAAATTTCTAATCCCATCTGATGCAGACACAAGCACGATCAGAGTAAAGATAAGACAAACAGCAGCAGCCGCAGAATTAGATACAGAACAATGGTATTTGGCTAGTGATTTTTCTCAACTAGGTCCAGACGAAAAAGTATTCTTCTTACAAGGAGCATACGATGGACAATATGAAGTGTATTTTGGGGATGGTGTATTGGGAAAGTCTCTTGACAATGGAAATATCATCTATATCGAATATCTACAATCATCAGGAGAAGACGGAAATTTTTTCAACACATTTAGTGGTACAGGAACTATAACAACTCTAGAATCTGCAATAGGCGGCTCTAACGAAGAAGATGTCACAGATATAAGAAAGAATGCACCAAAAGCATTTGTTGCTCAAAATAGAGCAGTTACAGCACAAGATTATGAAAGTCTTGTTCTCTCTTTATACCCACAGGCCGAAACCATAAAAGCATGGGGTGGAGAAGATAATGATCCTCCTCAATTTGGTAAAGTCTTTATATCAGTAAAGCCAAATGGTGCACTTGTTGTTCCACAAACTCAAAAAGAACAGATAATAACAGGAATGAAAACAAAATCTGTTGCTGGTATTGTCCCAGAGTTGATAGATCCAGAATATCTCTATGCTTCTCTTTCTGTGACTACAACTTTCAATCCTTTCAAAACTTCTCTCTCTAGGAATGAAATATCATCTTTACAAAGACAAACTATACTTGATTATTTTGACACCACTTTAGAAAAATTTGATACACCACTTTATCTTTCAAAATTAAACAAGTCTTTGGATTCATTAGATTCTTCGATATTGGGAACGATTATCAAGACAACTATAGAACAACAGATAAGACCTAGTACAAAATTAGTTTCCGTTATTAGCCTTGAATTTATGAATCCTGTTTTTCATCCATATGATGGTCATAAAAATTCGATTCGTTCGTCTTCATTTGGCTATAAAAATAGTGTTGGTGAAATAAAAGTCTGTTACATTGAAGATGATGGTTATGGAAAATTATCAATAGTCACAGGAACTGGTTCTGAAAAAACAGCCATTGTTGATGATGCAGGAGAGGTAAATTATGCTACTGGTTCAATGATACTTTATGCTTTCAAACCAGAAAATTATGACACTCTTTCTCATATCAAAGTTCGAATAATTCCTTCAACGGATGATATTTTTGTATCAAAGAATAAGATAATAACAACATCAACAGAAAACATACAAGTAAGTATTGTTACAAAAGACGAAGTAGAAAAATCCATAAGGGGAGGCATCAAAGATTTCAACGAAACCATGAATATAAGAGGAGTGTTACCAGATGGTCCTGTTACTGTTTCTTCTGGTTCTGCAATAAGAAGCCCTTCTCCTTTTGTTTCTCCAGCATTGATATCAAATCCCCCTCTTCCGAACTCCGTTCCATTTACTCTACCAACTATAGGAAGGGTATGATACACCATGTCGGAGTCTGAAGATTTTCCAATAGATCGTCCAATGAATACCACTCGAAAGAGTGGATATTCAAAGTTATTCAAGCAAACTATTCCTGGATTTGTTCTTGAAGAATATCCGCTTATGGTCGATTTTCTTGAAGCCTACTATGAATGGTTAGACCAAGAGGGAAATCCTGTTGAATTCTTACAGAACAGTCAAAGATATTTTGATGTAGATACTACTAGTACAAAGTTTCTAGAACATTTCAAATCCAATTTTCTCAATGCCTTTCCCCAAAACTTAACTATTCATAGTGGGAAAACATTAGATCAAAGAGTTTTGATCAAAAATATCAGGAATTTTTACAAGTTAAAGGGAAGCGAAAAATCAATAAGTCTGCTATTCAAAATAATAGCAGACTCGGATACAAGAATTGAATATCCAAGAGAGAATATATTCACTCTTTCTGGTGCTAATTACAAAGATTATCGTATTCTCTATCTTATTAAGGACTACTCAAACTTCTCTAAAGGATTTGATCTGATGGAAGTTGGTGGACTAGTAGTAACACAAGAACAAGGATTTCTTGCTCCTGTTGCATCGGCAACGATAGAAAGTGGCTATGAAATAAAAAGAAGTGGAAAGAAATGGGTTGTTTTGATCATATCGGATACTGTGGGAGAATTTATAGTTGATGATGCAGTACCTTTAACAATAAATCAGAACGGTGTTCCATATAAGTGGTATTTGGGTTCTTGTGTTAAATCACTTGATATAAAATCTGGTGGAAACGGTTATTTCACAGGTGATAGACTGTTTATAGGAAACACAACAGAAGAACATATTAAAGGAATCGTGACTCTCACGAACGAATCTGGAGCGATTTCTGCTGTTGATATTTTCGATCATCCTGTTTCGTTTCGTGGAAACACAGCAGTTTCTGTTGTTAGTGATGAAGGTACTGGTGCTTCTTTCTCTGTTTCTTTTGGAGGAATGTCTGAAATAATAAGTTCATATATCAACGATAAGAATATCATAGGAAGAGAGTCTAGAATACAAGATAGCCACTACTATCAACAGTATTCATATGTTGTAAAATCAAAAAGATCATTAGAAGAATATATTGATGCAATTAAAACCATCATACATCCATCAGGATTTATTATTTTCAATGATCTACACAACAATATTTCTGTCATTCGTCCAACTGAATTTAAAACAAGAATTGTGAGACAAGAACTTCCTCAATTAGGTGCTTATGCATTCTATTCTCCAACAACAATTGACGACTACGGAAATACTTACTTCAAAGGCTGGAATCCTGGAAATTGCTTTGAGTATGGGGGAAGTTTTTCTTACTGGGGCGATGCTTTGGGTGATCCACTAACCGATGGTTCACGAATCAATCCATCTACTCCTATCGCTGGTTTTTATGGTTTGGGATTATATATGAATATCGGCGGATCTACACTTAGTTATGGTTCTGGTGAAACAGGACTACAGGCAGACGGATTAACACTTAGGAGAGGATTTCCTCATCCAAATACAAGAGCAATGACAGAAATAGGAGCGGGAGTTTGTTTTGCTAATATCAAAATAGGAGATTTTCTCAATCTCTTGATAAGGCAAGCAAATTCTGGAGGAACAGGATGGGAAACAGAGGTTCAATCAAGAATGCTATTAGGAACAGGAGATACACCTGTTCAAAATTCAACAGTTAAAATTCCCGCATCGAATCTGCTTATTTATGATTTCAATAAAGGAAGAAAAACAGATTCTGTAAAAGCAATAAAATCTGCTTCTGTCTATGAAAAATATTCAATTGTGTCCTCTGGCTCTGGAAGTACATTTACCGCTGAAGATGACATACCCCTTATATCAGAATAAATAGGAATAGTCTTAAATAGGAATAAAGAATGCCAGCAACTATAACAGAAACACAATCAACCATAGTCGAAACAACAAAAGAAGTTGTTCGCAGAAGTATTGCATCTTCATTCTATGAAAGATTAATAGATCCAGAACAATCTTATTTTGTTGCTCTTGGAAGAGGCTTTCCTTGGCCAGAAAATACATCAGGTGTAGTTATTGGTGGAGAAACTGTTCCATATCCTTCTGATACAACAATATCATACAACGAAGATATCCGAAATGCTTTTTTTGCAAAGCGTGTAGGAGTTAACGATGTTAGATTGATGATTTCTCTCATAGAATGGACTAAAGCAGGGCAATATGCAAAGTACACATCAAATACAAACATTTTTAATGAGTCTTATCCTTTTTATGTTTGTACTGATGAAAATAAAGTCTATAAATGCATTGAAAATGGAACAAATGTTGCAGATGGAAGTGCAGGAACGGCTATACCGCCATCTTTATATAAACCAACTCATACAGGATCTGAAATCATAACATATCCAGACGGATATTCTTGGAAATATATGCTAACAATTCCAGATTATGAAAAAAGACTCATAACTGCATTTACAGAAGAAACAAACTATATTCCCATTTAAGACCTAATGGAAATTATGCATATAATGAAAGAATTCTGCAATTCGAAGTTCAAGAAAATGCAGTTCCAGGAACTATTGACACTGTTTTTGTTTCACCTAATGTTGCCTTAACAGGAGCAGCCACACAAATATCAATATCTTCTGCCCGTGATACTTATGGAACTAGCAAATCTCAAACAGATTATGTTACAGGATCTATAACTGCAATTGGTGCTACAGGAATCAAGATAGCAGGTCCAGCATCTGGATCGGTCATAGCAGGAACAAGTGGAGCATACAATGGATACACAATACTCATCACAAGCGGTCCTGCAAGTGGTTTCTACAGACAAATCACACAATACGATCACATAAACAAAGTAGTTTATTTTTCATCTTCTGTTGAACAGTCTATACCAGTTGGTAGTCAATATCAAATTGCACCAACTCTCAATCTTTATGGAGATGGAACAGGAGCCGAAGGTTACTTGAAATTAACCGAACAACCTCTTCAGTTTAATATTCAAAAATATGAAGTTGTTGCCAAAGGCAGAGATTATACTACAATTTCTATGACTGGTCCGTTTCCTAATGGAACTCTTCATAATATCGAAATCCACCCTAATCTTTCTCCCATAGGCGGTCACGGAAGTGATGCAGTGAAAGAACTCAATCCAACATATATTCAAATATGTGTCGATATAAATGGAGGAGAAACTGCTTCTACATTACGACTTGCGGACGGTTCTTTCCGCCAAATAAGTCTACTAAAGAATCCAAGACTATGGAATAGCAATAGAATTGCAGGAACAGAGAACGCAAAATTCCATGAAGTTTTCATAAGACCAGACACTGCAACTGGTGGTGCTCTAAAATTAGCAGAAAATCAATATTTGTTCGGAGAGACTTCGAAATCTGTTGGACAAATCACAAAAATAAGATACGACAGTCAAGATGCTATTCTGTTGATTAAAAATCTCAATGGTACTCTTCTTGAGACGGTTCCAGGAGTAAGTGGAGAAAGAGTTTCACTCTATACTCATCCAACTCCAAATTCTCAATTTTCTCTCGTTTCTTCAAATATAGGATACATTGTTTCTTCTAGTCCTTACTTGGCATCAAATTCTACAAATCAAGTTTACAAACTAACAACAACTGTCGGTATTACTGGAGCAAACATAGCAAACACTTCTGTGTACTCTGGAGGTTATGCAAATCTTTCTGATGTTGGAACAAATGAGTTTACATCAAGAATATTTTCTGTAAGACCAAGCACATCTCCTGATAGTAAATACACCGTGGAATTGAATGGAGTCGTTGGTGTAGATAGGATTACAAATCCTTCAACTATAGGCTCGACCATTCTTCTGTCTACTATTGGTGGTGTGACTAGTTCTCATCAAATAGTCTCGGTCGATCAACCAGACTTTGAGCCATTCACAGGGGAAGTGATATACATAGAAAATACAGAGGAAAAGACAAGAGACAGGGTTCAGACCGAAAGAGTTTCTATTCTCATAAAGATTTGAGGCATTAGATGGCAAACGAACTTGGAGTGATCAACAATCCACCATACTTTGACGACTTTGATAGTAAAAAGAACTATTCCAAGATTTTATTTCGTCCA